GTGACACGGACTTCCAGGGATTATCGCCTGCCGATCGAGATCCCCGAAAGCAGCGGCAGCTATCTCGACGCGCCATCTCCCGAAGAGGCGGATCGCGTGCCCGACGGGCGGCGGATCGGCTGGTATCGGCAGGTGCTGGCCGAACTGGCCCGGGCGATCGCCGATGGCGCCGACGTGCGCGCCTTCCACGCCTGGACGCTGCTCGACAATTTCCAGTGTGCGGAGGACCGTACCGACTTCCGGCCCCAGAAGCGAACGATCAAGGATTCGGGGCTATGGTACGGCCGGGTTGCCGCCACCAATCGGCTGGATTGGTAACGGCCGTCTTCCATCGGCGCCCGGCGCGGCGCGCCGGGCGGTGAGCATCAGCCGGCGGCCGCGAATTCCACCGGAGCCGAGAAGGCGCCCTCGCCGGCGAGATGACGGGCAGCCGCCCGCTCGGCTTCGGCGACGGAACCGTAGAACTGGCCGTCGAGATCCCAGACGTCATACTTGACGGCGACGAAGCGAACCTGATCGCCGGCCGGCGCGGCAACAGCCACGGCCTTTCCGGCCACTTCTATGACAATTGGCTTGGACATAATAAATTTCCCCTGGCCTGACGCCGGTGGCGAGACCATCATCCTGTCGATTACGTTTTTCGTGGAAAGTGTCAGATGCTCAGCAAAGACACGTTCGCCATTGGCGTTTCGAGCCAAGATGATTGGGGCGGATCGTCGAACGGCATACATTCGTGCGCGCGATCCGCGTAAGCGAAATGTCTGTCATTTTGACCTCCTTTCCCAAGGGCAGAAGAGCGTTGCTCTCCGGGGCAAACCGATAGCGATCAACAACGACCGAAATATGACGCCATCAGGTCGACTACCAGTCGTATTCCGACGACGCCGCGATGCCATCGCGCCTGTCCTGCAATCAACCTGCCACAAGTGGATGCGGCACTCCAGAAACGAAATATCAAAGTGAGGAACAATCACGTGAACGAATTGCCGACAATTTGCACGAATGTCACAGCGGCAGGCTCCCGGACGGATGCCGGCTACCGCTGACATCCTCGGTCTGCGCACCGGATCGACCGGAGCAGCGACCGCCTTTCCCGGTCCTGTGCCTATACCGAGCCGGTGTCCTTTCTCCTCCATCGGTTGTAGCGGCGCAGCACCCAGACCTCGGCGCGGCGACGCAGGCGGCGGGCCAGCGGCGAGTCCACCGAGAGGATGACGAGGCCGACCGGTATCATCCAGAAGCCGACCACCGGCAGGAAGCCGACAAGTCCCATGGCGACGAATGCGAACCCCAGGCCCATGCGGAGAGGCCGGCTTCTCGGCAGTCGCACCCTCCGTCCCCGGAACTTCACATGAGCCATGGATCGCCTTTCCCTGCCGTTTCAAGCCGGCGGAAAACCGGTCCCGGACAAATAGGAAAGCAGCCGATCCTTTTCAAAGGCATGGTAGGGGAATGCGGGAAAACGCTGCCCCGGCGAAGGAAAAAGCCTTTCCAGGCCATGCCGTTAGCCGCCCATTCCGGCCCACTCCCCGCCTTTTCGCGCGGCAAGCGCATTTTCCTCGCCGAGGGGGCTTTGCAAACCCGGACAGCTTTGTTATACGCACCGCCACCGAAGCTGTTCCGCGATAGCTCAGTTGGTAGAGCAGGTGACTGTTAATCACCGGGTCGTAGGTTCGAGTCCTACTCGCGGAGCCATCGGTTTCCCAAGGAAATCAAAACCTTATTCGTGTGCGCGATGCACATCGCAAGGCTCGTGCGGCGGCCGCATAGCCGCACGTGAAACCGGCAGAAAACCCCACGGAAAAGCGGCGTTTACAGCGATCGCGATTTGACCGTTGGGGCGGTGTAGCGCGCAAAATCAAATGGCGCTCTGCGCAAGATCACTTGGCACCCGCTGAAATGATCGCCTGCACCCTCTCGCATGCGATCTCGAAATAGGTCGGGTCCACTTCGATGCCGACATACTCCAGCCCCAGCTCTAGGCAGGCGATGCCGACTGTCGCCGACCCCATGAACGGGTCGAGGATCGGCCCCTGCATGACACCGAGCAGCCCACGCATCAGCTCGACCGGCTTACCGGCGATGTGGTGTTTGAGCCTCGGCACCGGCATCCTGAAGCAGCCCGGCGCGATCGGGCCGGCAAGCGGCCGAGCACCGTTGGTCCCCCAAGCCACGAATTCGGTCTGGTTGCGATAGCGGCCGAGCTGCGGCCGTGCACTCTCGGTCTTGTCCCAGGGGACGATACCTCGCCAGATCCAGCCGGCGCACTGCACGGCGTCGGTCGTGACCGGGAGCTGGCGCCAGTCGCTGAAGGTGGCGAGAAGGCCTTCCGGCATGACCAGCTCGCGAGCACGGGCCATCCACATGGTCGACCACGCCAGATAGGATCGTTGGTCCCTCGTATCCCCCTGAAATTCGGGATATCTGCCGGCAGCGCCGGATTGCAGATACTTGGCGCTGGTCGGCATGGCCTTGTCACGGACGTTGCCGCCCGAGCTATAGGGCGGATCGGTGAGCACGGCGCCGAAGTGACCGACCTCGAGCGAGGCCAGCACCTCCAGCGCGTCACCGAGGATCAGGGTGATATTGGTTCCGAAGTGTTCGATCCGAGCCCGAGCCATTGTTATCATCCTCACGGCGCTCGCGGCGCTCTGGAGTGGGCTCGATCGGCCTCATGGATATCAGCCGGCCGCAGCGCCGGCACTTGATCTCAAGGTGTCCTCGAAGAGCGTTTGAAGCCGCTTTGAACAGCAGCGCTCCACAGGAACAGCGATGGTCCTGCATTGTGTCGCCTGACGAATCCTGCCACCCCGGAGCCGGCGCCGATGGCGCTGGCGGAGTGGCGATCAGGCTAGTCCTCGCCTTGCGGGTTACGACGCCAATCTAGTCCCGCAGCGGGTTATCCCGCCTCCGTCTCCCGATCGCCCAAGTGCGATTACATCAGCCACTCTCGGAGCGCCGCTTCCGGCGTCACCACCTCGCCGCCGATCTGGGGCGGCTCACCGTCGCCCCACCACAGGAGGTTGACGTGCCAGCCCGGAAGCGGCGTCATGACGGGCTCGCCCTCGGTGCCAGTCATCGCCCGGAGCACGCCGATCATGTCGATGTCGCAGCGGACGCCACCCGCGTCGACGAGCGGCGGTACCGTCTCGGTGCCGGTCTCCGGATCGGTCGTGAGCCAGCCGGCGGCCTTGAGGGCGGCGATGGCGGCGGCGTGATTGACAAAGCGCAGTCGGATGGTCTGCATGATCAGGCGCTCCATGCTCTGGCTTGGCCCTGGCAGCCGGTTGCCGTAGGGCGGTCGGGGAGGCGCCAGGCGACAAGCTCGTCGACGTCGAGAATCTGACCAGCGACGAGGCTGTCACGCGCCCCGACATACATTGCGGCGCGGCTGTATGTGGGGATTGCGGCATCGCCGACGGCCGCTTGCGTGTTGATGGCGATGATGCGCCCGGAAGCGCCCCAGCCGAAACACGAAGCCACCTGGCCGGGCGCTATGCCTGTCCGGTCTCCGACTACCGAGTTGCCGCCTTGCAATCGCACGGCGGATGGATCGGCCACCCCGCAGTTCAGATAGGGGCCATCCGTCGCACTGAACAACCCTTGCCCGGAGATCGCTACCGGCACATTTCCCCGCCACGCCCAGGCGGTTGCCGCTCCGGCATTCGGCCACAGCGGCGCCACGTCGGCCGGCCGGGTGACGGTGGCGCCTGACGTGGGGATGTAGGAGGTGGCGATAGACCCGGTCTCGACTTGCCAGCAATCGATGTCGATCGATGCACCAGCGGTAGGTGTTTGTGTCCCATCAACGCCGTCAAATGGGTCAATCCTGACTTTCAAGCCCGTTGACGTCATACCGGCCGGAAACACCTTGGTCAGTGAGTACCGGGCCCAGGCCGAGGTGAGGATGATATCCGTGAAAGCGATCTGTTCGTTTCCGACGGCGCCGTACATGTACACCCGCGCTCGGGGGGCATTCCCAGCGGCAATATTTAGTCTCAGCCAAACAGAAAAAGTGATCGTCAAACCACTCGGCGCGATAGCTACACTTCGTAAGCAGTTAGGGTCTGTTTCCCCGGTCATCGTCAGGCGGACGGCATTGGTCTGGCCGTTCGGTCCGGCGAATCCATCAGCGAACGAGAGGCGGGTAATCGCGAGCCCGGTTTTACTGTAGGAGTTGGCGAGCAGATTGGTGGCCTGCCCCTCGAATTTGAGTCGCCGGAGACCGGACGCATGGTCGTAGGCGAGCACATTGGCGGCGACCTGTTGCAGCGTGCCATCCTTGCCGATGACGTATTTGACGCCGCCCTGGCGCGAGATCAGCGCGCCGTCGCTCGCCGCCTTGCCATCGAGCATCGAGCGGCCGGAGGCTGGCGACAGGATGGCGGCCGGAGCGACGCCGTCAAGGCGGTGGCGGGCGGTGAGCCACCAGCTGTTGCCGGCAAGGGTGGGAGCCTCGGTGAGGCACAGTCCTATTTCCAGCATGGCGGCCTCACCAGACGGCGACGATGTCGGAAGCCGTGGTGCCGGCGGCCAGCACGCGGGCGGCGCGCACCGGCATCCAGCCGCTGGCGCCGACCAGCGTCACCGTCGAGCCGCCGACCGTGACGATCGCCAGGTTGCCGGCCGTGCCGACGTAGAGCGCCCGGCTCGCGGTGGCGAGATCGGTGCTGTCGCTCGGCGTGACGGCGGCGGCGTAGCTGATTGGGCCGTCGATCGACCTGACCGCTTGAAATTTGTCCGCTTCGGCGGCGTTTGCCATGTGATCCTCCTCAGGTGCTGGCCGGCCACTCGACCACCGGCAGGCCAGCGATCAGCGCCTCGGCGGTCGGCACGGTTGCGGTGCCGGCCTCGACGGAGGCGAGCAACGCAAAGACGCTTGTCCACACCGCGTCGCGCCACGCCACAAACACCGTCGCCTCAGCTGCCCACTTGGCGACGGTCGAGGTGGCGTAGCTGGCGCAAGCGGCGCCGTTGTCGTAGCCGCGCGCCGCGGCCACGGCGTCGACGTGGGCGGCGACCAGACGCCGCGCCTCCTCGGTCGCTTCGGCCAGCGTGCGGTCGCGCAGCTGGTGCACGTAGGTCGGCACGCCAGCGACGTCCTCGACGGTCATGCCCATCGACACCTTGCCCTCCGGCACCGGATCGGCGGCGGCCGGCACGTAGAGGCCGATCGTCGCCAGCTCCTCGGCCGTCCAGGCCGTCTCGATGCCGAGCGGATGGCGGACGTCGTCAATCGGCTCGCCGGCCCAGGCGACGTAGCCGCCGATGGTCTTGAGATAGAGCGTCATGGTCTCCTCACGTGCTGCTCATGGCGATGGCGGACAGGCGCTGGCAGTAGATGTCGGCGCCGGTGGCGAAGATGCTGGTAGTCGTGCGATCGAGCATCAGCGTTGCGGACAGGCTGGACGACGCGCCACCCGGCGATGACAGGGTCAGCGCCGTTGCAGAGACATAGGATTTGTGAAGTGCGAAAACCCTGCTGAAGGTGTTAGGCACCTTATTGTTTTCCGATGCGAAAACGATCGAGTTGGCCGGCGCCGTGAGGTTGATCGTCGTGGTCGAACCATCGACTATGTTGGCGCCTGCCGTCGAGACCAGCGGCGCCACGCCGGTGCCGATGTAGGGCCAGATGTCGACAACGACGTCGGTCACCGCGACCGACGTGACGACGTCCACGTCGACGACGTCGTCCGCCTCGCTGTCGAAAATCCAGAACGAGGTGTCGAAGCTGTTGGTCGACGTCGGTTGGTACAGCAGCGCTGCCGGCTCGCCGTTGACCAGCAGAGACGCCACCTGCGGATTGGCGATGACCCCCATCAGGCTCACCGCCAGGATCAGCTTGCGACCCGAGCCCGCGCTCGAGGCCGCGAGCTGATTGAACAGAAACGACGTCTTGGCCGTGCCCGTCATGTAGTTGGGCGTCGCCGGCGATCGCGGGACGTAGTCGCCGACGAAATAATCCGACCAGGGCAGCATTATCCCACCGCCTTGCTCATCGAGCCGAGGACCTGGGTGGCCGACAGCACATGATAGTGGATGGTGGTCATCGAGCCGGCGGCGGCGTTGATCGCCGGCACGACGCCGCGGGAAAATTTCCAGTTGCTCCCAAAACTGAGCGTTCGGCCGCCGGTGGCGTCCTGGCTGACGATGATGACGCCGGACTGGCCGACCTTGGGATTGGTCGGTGTCGCCAAGGTGCGGTTGCCACCGATCGTAACGCTGAAATTGAGGCCCGTGCTGAGGTCGAGAGCGATCGAGGCGGCGTCGACCAGCGGCACCAACGCGCCGGCACCCCAAAGGCGATCGACGCGCGTGAGCTTTTCCGCGACGCCGGCGCGAACCTCTGCCGTGCTGGCGACGGCCACGACGGCGTTGATGAGCGTGGTGATCGCCGCCTTGAGCTGGGTCCAGTTGTTGGGATCGGGCACCAGACCGGCCTGCTCGATCAGGTACAGCAGCTCCTCCTGCAGCGCATTGAACCAGGCCGGCGCCAGCTCGGTGCCGTACAGCCCCGCTGCCTGGTTGCGCTTGCGAAAGCCTCGGCGGCCACCGCCGATGTCGATCCAGTTCTCGCCGTTGATGCGGTCCATGATCAGTCCTCAGCTGTAGGAAAAAACGACGGTGGTATGCGCCGGCTTGTAGCGGCGGATCAGGCACTCGATAGGCGACAGCCCGAATTCGCCGAGGTAGTCGCCGCAAACCGTCACGCCGCACTCGGCGTCGGTCACCCAGATCAGCGGCAGGCTGACCACCCAGACGAACTGTTCGGGGGCGTTGATCAGCTCGGCGCCGCACTCGTCGCCGGCCTCGGTCGGCCAGCAGGTCTCGACCGTGATGGTGATGCCGTAGGCGGCGGCCAGTGCGATGAAGTAGGCGGCCGAGGCGCCGCCCTTGCGCGTCCAGCGGCGCCAGGCCTGCAGGCGGCGCTTGCCGAGCGCGCCGGCAGCGTCGTCGAGGCCGCAGGGGTCCGGCCCGAGCACCCGCTCGAAGTCGGCCAGCATGGCGTCGGCGGTGGCCGGGTTGATCTCGGTCTTGAGCGTCGCGACGATCGCCTCGAGGCGGGCGATGGCCGCGGCGATCGGCTTGAGCGTCTTGACGAGGTTGGAGGTGGCCGCGCGCGCCCAGGCGCGGCCGGGCGGCAGCAGCGTCAGGAGGTCGGCGAGCACGGCGCCGGTGGTGCGGGCGTCCCTCATAGCGCCTCCGTCACGCTGACGGTACCCGGCACCAATATCTGGACGCTGGTCGGCGCCACGTCGGCGGCCGGCGTCGCGAGGTGATGCCAGTCCTCGCCGGCCGCCCGCGAGATGCGTTCCTCCAGCCTGGAAAATCGCAGCGCCTCGCCGATCTGGATGTCCTTGCTCCGAAAGTAGCCGGCCACCGCCGTCCGGACGGCCGCCTCGACCTGGGCGCTGTAGGGCGAGACGGCGACGGCGACGTCCTGAGCGCGCAGCGTGGCGGCAAGCGCGATCACCCTGGCGGTGACCGGCTTGACCTCGTCGAGATAGGCCTGCGCCACGGCCACCTCGGCCGGCGTCGCCGCCCGGAAATTGCCGTCGTCGTCGGCCATGCAGATGACGACGCCGACCGAGCCGGCGCCGATCCAGGCGTCGTAGACGGCGATGCGCGCCACCGATGGCAGCGCCGCCTTGACCCACGTCCGGTAGTCGGCCACCGCGCCGCCGTGCGCCGGCTCGCGGATACGGTCGAGCAATGCCTGGCGCCAGTCGTCGACGCTCTGGCGGTCGCTGCCGCCGGCGATGCCGCCGGGCGCCACGGTGGCGGTCTGCACGGCGAGGCCGGCGATCGCCGTCTGCAGCGTCAGCCTTGCGCCGGCGACCTGATTGGAGCTGGCGCCGACGGCCGCCGCGCTGACGGTCACCGTCACGCTCTCGGTGCCGTCGATCGTCGTGGTGGCGCCCGTCGACCAGGTGGCGCCGGACAGCGTCAGGATGGTGCCGGCCGGGATCACCGTCCCCTCGACGCCCGCGAATATCACGTCGCCGGTGGCGATGGCGCCGGGCAGGCGGTCGACGCCCCAGATGCGGGCGTGCCAGGGCAGGACCGAATCGTCGCACTTGTCCGGGAACAGCTGCCGAGCCACCCAGCCGAGGTAGAGATAGACCGGATAGAGGGCGAGACCGATCACCCGCGCGATGACGGCGAGGAGCGACCGATTGGAGCGGGCGTCGACGACGCGGGCGTTACCGTCAGCGTCGGTGGCCAGCGCCTCCTCGAAATCCGTCGAGGCCTGGTCGGCGATCTCCGTGGGCTTGGGGATGGTCCAGGACATCAAGTCACCTTGCGGACGAGGGAGACGGCGGTGCCGTCGATCGACGCCCGGATGGCGAGGACGCCGGACCGCGCCCAGCTGACGGCGATCTCCGGCGCCACGCCGTACTCGTCGGCCGACCAGGACAGCGCCTCGTCGACATAGGATTCGGCGAGCGCCCGCGTCTCCTCGTCGTCATGGGCGCGGGAGAGCAGCCAGAGGCGGCTGCCGACGCGGCGGCCGGCCCGGTCGAGCGCATCGCCGATCCAGCCGCGCCGCTCGTCCCAGGAGGCCGGGGCGCCGAGGTCGGACACGCCGGCCGGCAGATCGTCGTCGCTGGCCGCCCGGCGATCGGAAAAGATGCTGACCAGCATCGCCGTCGCCGGCGTCGACGACAGCACCAGGTCGCCATCGGCGAACGCCAGGTCGCAGCCGAGGCGCGCGGCATCGAAGACGAGAGAGAGGTCGTAAGGAAATCCGGCCATGCCGGCGAGGATCGGCCAGAGGCGCCGGGCGATACACCCCTGCCGCGGCGGGGGTGTCAGCCGCCGGTGATCGTACCGCCGGCGGTGATCGAGCCGCCCACCGTCAGCGAGCCGCCGATCGATACCGAGCCCTCGACCGTGAGGTTGCCTTTGATGGTCACCGGTCCGTCAAGGGTGATCGCCGGCGCCCTGGCTGTCAAGGTGGTGCCCTCGATCGCCACGTCCTGGCCCTTGACCTTGACGGCGGTCGCCGCCAGCACGTCGACGCTGCCGTCGGCCTTGCAGTGGATGCGCTGGCCGGCGGCGCCGTAAAGCACGCTCTCGCCGGGCGCGAGGCCGCCCATGCGGGCGCCCGGCGCGCCGACCGGCAGGCCGACCAGGTCGCCCTGGTCGCCGCCGACCGCCAGCACCACCATCAGCGAGCCGGCCGGCGGCACGGACGACACCCCGAACGGCTGGAGGATTTCGACGTCGCTGCGGTCGACGCCGTTGTGGGTCCGGACCGAGGCCGTCTGGCTCTCGCCGGCGTCGTCGATGGCCAGCGGCTTGGCACGGACGACGAGGCCGCGCAGGCGATTCTCGATCTCTGTCCAGAGGCTGGACTTGTCGGTCATTCGAGTGGCTCCGCGGTGACGTCGACGTCGGTCTTTTTCGTGCGCTTCTTCTTCGATCCGCCGCCGCCGCCACCCTCGTCGTCCGCCTCCTCGAGGAGATCGTAGGCCTCCTTGCCGCACACCCTGAGGCTGGTCCAGGTGCCGCGCGGCCCGTAGCGCCAGACGGCGCCGGCGATCAGCAGGTCCTTGTCGATGTCCTGGTAGGCGTCGATCACGTGGGCCATCTGGTTGGCCCGCCACAGCGTGCCGCCCTCGCGCCAGTCGTGCACGTCGTACTCGACGCTGTCGCCGGCGCCGCGGGCGGTCGACACGTACCACTCGGCCTCGCGCTGCAGCTCCTCGGCCGAGGCCGAGGCGGCGCGCGGCGTCCGCACCGACGGCCGGTAGCGGCCGACCTCGTCGTCGTAGGCGATGCCCAGGATGGTGACGGCCCGTGCCTCGCGGCCGGTAGCGGCGTCGGCGTCGGCATCCGCGGCGGGCGCGCCGGATGCCGCGTCGAGCGGCTCGGCCGTCGCGTCGAGCGCCGCCTTGGCCTTGCGCTTGCCACCGGCGTGGCCCGCCTGCCCCTTGACGTAGACCACCGAATAGCGCTTGGAGCCGTCGAAGGTGCCGGCGCCGTAGGCGACGTTGACGCCGAGCCGGAGATCGCCGGGCGCCCGCCCGGTGCCGGAGCGCGTCAGGATCAGGCCACCGACACCGTCGGAGACCATCAGGATCGCCCGCTTGCGGGTGTACTTTTCGAGGACGCTCATCACCGTCTCGGTCTGCTCGATCGACACCTTGCGGATCGGCTCGCCGGTGTCGACCTCGGCGGTGACGGTGACGCCGAACGGCTGGCAGAGCTTGGCGGCCAGCGCCTCCAGCTTGATCGCCTTGTACTCGACCGGGCCGAGCGGCGCCGCCGCGCAGTCCATCAGGTCGCCGGTGACGTCTCGGCCGGAGATGCGCACGCCGACGGAACGGTCGGAGATCTCCGGCGAGGCGATATCGATCCAGCCCTTGAGCACCAGCTCGCCGTCGAGGGTAATTTTGACCGCCTGGAACGGCTTTAGAACGGCGTTCGAGGGGGTGTTGCGCGAGCCCGGAAGCGCCGCCGCCGAGCGGGCGATGTCGTCGGTTGCCACCTCGAAAGACGAGCACACCTCGCCAAGGTCGCGGGTGATCGTCACCTCGGTCCACGAGGTGAATCGCGCGCCGTCGATCTCCAGCACCACGCGGCGGGTCGGGATGGCGGGCAAGACGCTCACGGCGGCAGCACCTCGATCGTGTCCACGTCGACGATCGACGGATGGGCGAGGCCGTTGCGGCTGACGATGTCCTCGAAGGCGGCGAGCACCGCCGTCGGATCGTCGCCGGCGACATGCTGGGCGATCACCCAGGCCGACGTCCGGGTCGGCGGCGTGATGGTCAGCACCGACGGCAGCCGGCCGATGCGATCGTCGAGGTCCTCGTGAATGCGACGGCGCAGCTCGGACAGCGCCCGCCAGGCGTCGTGACGCAGCGTCAGGCTGACGCCGCTGTCGGCGGCCGAGTAGAGCGCCGCGGCGGCGATCGCCGAGATCGCCGACGACAGCCGCGCACGGGCGGCCTCGGCCTGCTGGCGGCTCTCCCAATCGACGGCGGCGAGCGGCTCGACCAGCGCCTGGACGGCGCCGATCGCCGTCGCCAGCCAGGCGAGCGACTGTCCCTCGAGATCGGCGTCGGCGGCCTCGGCCGACAGCGCCGCGCCGATGGCGGCGAGCCCCAGGGCGGTGGCAAGCGGATCGGTCTCGGCCGCCGTCGACCGGCCGGCCGGGCCGACGCCGATCGACGGCGAGGCCGGCGGCACGCCGGCGCCGGCGAGCCGCCCGAAGGCCGAGGCGATCCAGGTGGCGGCGCCGCCCGCATCGGCAACCGTTGCGGCCGCCGAGGCTGCCGTCGCGCCGTCGACGCGGATCGCCGCCGCCACCGAGCCCAACTCGGCGCCGATCGCCGTCGCCGGCAGCGTGTCGACGGCGGTCGACCAGGTCGAGGCGAGCACCCCGGCGACGTCGCCGCCGATCAGCGTGTCGGCGAGCGCCGTGGCGCTGGCGATGATGGCGGTCAGCGCGCCGGCGGCCGTGGCGATCGCCGCCAGCGTCGATGCGGCCGCGCCGGCCGACGGCGACCAGCGCCTGAAAGTGGCATCGAAACGGACGCCACGAATGAAGTCGTCGGTAACGGTCAGTTCGGCGCCGGCCTCGTCGAGGATGCAGAGGCGGGCGCCGAACAGCGGATGCACCAGCGTGCCGGGGCCGGGCGCGTTGAACGCCGCCTCCAGCGCCAGGCCGCGCGCCGCCACGTCGTCGCCGAGGATGTAGCCGGTCACCCGGATCGCCCCGTTGGCGATCCCGAGATCCTCGAAGATGGTCCGGTCGCTGCCCGGCAGGTCGAAGCCCATCAGGCGGCGGCCGGCCGGCGTCCGGAAATCCGGCACGTGGAAGGCGATGCCGCGCCAGCTGGCGCGGCGGTAGCCGGGTACGGCAACGAGGCGATCGGCCATCACGGCCTCCCGCCGTTGACGCCGCGATCGGTGACGATCGGCACGGCGGGATTGGTCGATGTCGTCGAGGTGACCGTGCCCGGCCCCTCGATCTTGATCGTCACCTGGCCGCCGACCTCCGTCTTGGCAGCCGGCGCATAGGGATTGTAGCCCGCCGTCGGCTTGGCCGTGCCGTAGGCGTCATAGCCGCCGGTCGACGGCGACGTCACCACCGAGAGCAGCTTGTTCAGAGCCCGGTCGGCGGGCGAACCGTCCGGTCCCCAGCGCTTGTGGTACTCGTCGAGCGTCTTCTGCCAACCCGCCTTTTCCTCCGGCGTCTCTTCGTGGGACAAGCCCTTAAATATGCTTCCGAAGTTCATTCCCATCTCAAAGAAGGGATAAAGCGCCGCACCTGCGGCAGCGCCGATCCCCAGCAGACTACGACCTCCGGATGTTGCCGCGGTTCCCGCGGTGGCCGCCGTAACGGCACCTCCGGCCCCACCCCCCATACCGGCCATACCCAGTGCAAATCGACCAGCCGCCAAGACTGAAATCGTCTGCAGGATGGCTGACCCAAAATCGATGATCTTGGGTGAGACGCCATCAAGTGCGGAGATCATGCCGTTGAGCTTTTCTCCCGCCCAGCCGAATGCGGTTATCGCTGTCGTTGTTACCTCCGACATGCGTCGCATAGCCTGCTCGAATTGCTCGAAAGCGCTCTCCTGCTGTTTCTGCGGCCCGGCCATCCGGGTCGCGAATGCGTCGTCGACGCTGCCGAGGCCGGCCGCGTTGATCTGGTCGCGCAGGCTCTTGTACTCGTCGCGGTGCAACAGGTAGGTCGCCAGGAACGTCTTGGACTGCATGTCCGGGAACAGCTCACCGAGCTTGCTGCCCTCGATGGCGTTGGTGACGCGGTCGCGCACCAGCTGCTCGGTATCGCCGGCCGACAGACCGCGCTCCTTGGCCTCGGCGACGGCCTTGTCGGCGGCGCTGCCGGCACTGGTCGCCTTGATCACCTTGGCGAGCGTCGCCTCGAGCGGGTCGATGCCCTTGGCCGCGGCGTCCTGTAGCACGGCCGGCATGTCGATACCCGCCTCCAGCATGCGCTTGTTGAACGCCGGGCCGGTCGACTGCGACAGGAAATTCTTGAAATTGTTGGCGGCGGTCGCCGGGTCGCCGGCGCCCATCTGCGAGATCTGCAGCAGGGCGCCGATGCGGCCGACCGCGCCCTCGCCCTTGGATCCCATGGAGGCCATCAGCGGCGCTAGTTCCGGCAGGTATTGCGCCATGCTCTTGAGCTCGAAGGCGCCGAGGCGGCCGGCCTCGTAGAGCTTGGCGAGGTTGGCCTCCATGCGGTCGGCGCCGATCTCGAAGGACTGGAACAGTGCCTTGCTCGTGGTGGTCATGTCCTCGAGCGCCGCATTGGCGGCAGTCGCCACCTTGGCGATCTGCGGCACCATGGTGGTGGAGGCATCCTCCGGCAGGCCGGCGCCGATCAGCGCGTTCTGGGCGCCGAGGATATCCTGCGAGCGCTGGCCGACCGCCTTGGCGGTGGTCTCGGCCCAAACTTCCGTGCGCTTGATCCAGCGCTCGGCCTCCTGGCCGGCCTCGCCGAGGATGATCGCCGTGTCGCGGGCCGAGGCGTCGAAAGCCGTAAGCGAGAGCAAGCCGGCGGCGAACCCGCCGCTCATCACCAGGCCGAGGGCGCCGAGCCGCTCGGAGATGGCGCCGATCGACCGGGCGACCGCCCCGAACACGGCGGTGGCGCGGCCGCCCCAGATCCGGATCTTGCCGAGCACGCCGTTGAGCTTGCCGCCGAGATCGTCGCGGAGGCGCAGCACGACCTGCATGACCATGTCGCGCGCCGCCATCTCGCCTCCTCATGTCCGCTTGTTGACCCACTCGAAATGCAGCGACAGGCAGGACGTCCAGAAAGCGACGCCGACGTCAGTCAGCGCCAGGATGGCGCCCGGTCCGAAGCCGGTGTTGGCGGCGATGTAGCCGAGACGCCGACGCCGCTCGCGCTCGTCGCCATCAAAAAAAGCTGTCGAGCACCTCACCGGCTCGGGCGATGTCGCGCATGTCCAGCTTGTCGTAGAGGGCCTTGACGATGGCCGTGTGCTTGCGGAGCGAGCGGGCCAGCAGCACCACCTGAGCGGTGCCCTTGGAGGCGGCCTGGACGGCGTTGTAATCGCCACCGGTCAAGCGATGCAAAACGAACGTGTCGAAACGCTCCTCACGGACGCCGCCCTGGCTCTTGACGGTCACCGCGCGCGGATAGATGAGCGGCAGCGTCACCGAGCCGTCGGCGTTGGCGACGGCGCCCTTGGGCAGCTTGCGGATCTCGTCGCTGTCGGTCTCGATCGCCTCGACGCCGTCAGGCATGTCGTCGGCCGGTGTCGGCCGCTCGGGCGCGTCGAGGTCGACGACGATCTCGGTGGTGTCGGTCTTGCCCATCAGCTGATCTCCTCATACTGCCCGAAAGCCCACTTGAGGCCGACCTTGCCGCCGTCGCCGCCGGTAAAGTCCGGCCGATCGGTCATCCAGGCGGCATAGGCGACGATGGTCTGGCCGGTGTCGCAGTGGATTTGCAGCTCGCCCTCCTCGGGGGTGTAGAGGTCCGACGCCCGCTGCCCCCTGGCGAGAATGGTGGTGATCTCCAGCGTCGAGGCGACAAACTCCTGGGAGCGCGCCGCGCCGCGGCCGTAGACCACCGTCTTGTTCTGGAGGCCGCCAAGCAAAAACTTGGCGCCGGGCTCCACGGCCAGGGTTCGCCCCATCCAGACGACGTCGATGACGCCAAGCGACTGCGACATGCTGCCCTCCTATCAGGCGGTGAATTCGAGCCGGCCGGCCAGCACGATCAGGTTGCCGATGATCACCACCGGCTGGCGGCCGTTGAGGCGGTTCTTGTCCGAGGCGTCGATCTCGAACAGCGAGTTGGCCTTGGTGTAGGCGAGGTCCTGAATCCAGCCGGCGTCGAGATACTTCTTGGCGCGGCCGAGCCAGGTGGCGGTCATCTTGCCCGGCGTGACGATGTCCGGATTGTCCAGGCTGTAGACAGACGGCGCCGCGTCGGCGGCCAGCTTGGAGCGCGGATAGAGGCTGGAGACATAGGTGTTCCAGTCGTACCTGATCCGGCTCATGGTCTTGGGCACCATGATGTCGAGCCAGGCCTCGTCGTCGATGCCGGCCGCCGTCTTGACGTAGCTGGTGACCACGCGGTTGAGCGTCACCGTGCCGTCGTCCTGCGGATCGAAGGCGGAAAGCCCCTTGTCGAGCAGCAGATTTTGCTCGGTCGGAGTAAAGCAGTCGATGGAGGCCGGCGCCATGATGTCCTGCAGCACCAGGCTGCCGAGCTGGCGGGCCGGATCGTCGGTGAGATAGCGGGTGGCGACGCCGCCGAGGGAGGCCGCCCACACCCAGGGCGGCTGCGGCGCGCCCTTGGCCGGCAGCACCGAGACGTAGGGCGAGTTGCGGGTCGAGGACCAGGTGGTGACGGTGGCGTAGGTGCCGGCGAGGCCGATGTAGCTGTGCGCATCGAGCTTGGCCATGGCGTTGTAGCGACGCAGCATCTCCGCATCGATCAGCGCCATATTGGCAGAGTCCGACCACTGGACCACGAAATCCGTGAACCACAGGTTGGTGACGACGTCGAAGACCGCCTGGATGGTCGGGTCGGTAGCGCCGCTGGTGGTCGAGGCGAAAGCCACCGCGATGCCGGCCGGCGTCGTCTCCCAGGGCCAGTAGTTGAGCCGGAGATCGATGGCGGAACCGCAGGTGCCCTTGGCCTTGGCGGTCAGCGTGACGACACCGGCGGCGGCCGAGGCGGTGAACGGCAGCGTCGGGTCCGCGGTGATCGCGGTGGCGGTCGCCGTGGCGATGGTGGCGACGGTGTCGGCGACCGACACGCCGACGGCAAGGCGCTTGCCGCCGATGTAAAGGCAGAGCGTGCCGCTGTCGGTCGGCGCGCCGGTCACCGTGATGGTGCGCACGGCCGCCACGGCGCCGGCCGCGTCGGCGACGCCGATCGCCCAGAGCTCGTTGATCTTGTTGTTCTTGCGGAAGGTCGCGACCATCTGGGCAAGCGGAGAGCCGGCGCCGAAGAAGGCGGCGGCCTCGGTGTCGCGGGTGATCGGCTTGGGCGTCAGTGCCGCCGCCGTGGCGCCCGCGGCCATCTGGCCGACGATCAGCACCTTGGTCGGATAGTCGTAGAGGCCGCGCCGGTCGTAGCGGGCGGCGATCTCGGCGAGGACGCCCTTGCGCTTCCAGCTGTAGGGGATTTGCTCGAAGGTGATCATGGTCAGGCCTTCTTCTTGCCCGTGGTCTCGGTGGCGATCGGCTTGCCGTCGGCGTCGACCTCGACGATGTCGACGTCGCCGTCGGCGGCACGGCGGCGCCAGAACAGCGTCACCTCCGGATAGAGCCGGCCGTCGGTCGGCAGCGTCTGGCCGTCCTCGCCGGGGATGACGGACGCGGGGTCCTTGGGCTTGATGAGATACATCTCAGCTCTCCAGGGTGATGAGGCCGGCGCCGGCGTCGGCGCCGTTGGCCAGCCAGCTGCAGCCGAGCCGCAGGAAATCGTCGAGCGAGGCGCCGGCGATGCCGTCGCCGACGACGATCGGCGCCTTGACCGTGATCTGGGCGATCGCCATCGTGGCGTCGGCCCACTCGGCCTTGGCGATCTCGCCGACCTCGGTCACCTGCAACGTGGCCACGCCGTCGATGGTGTGGCCGTGCAACTGGTAGCTGGCCGCCGTGACCATGCCGTAGAGGCCGACGCCGCGGGCGTCGCCGAGGTAGCGGCGCGAGATCGTGGTGTTGTCGACGACGAGGTAGATAGCCCAGACGGCATCGCCCTTGACGAGGCGCGTTGCCCCCGGCTTGGGCTCGATGCCGATCCAGGAGATGACGATGCATGGCGAGCGCTGCGTCACCCGCTGCCACTCCTCTCTCGAGGGCGCCGGCGGCATCATCTGCAGGTCGAACATCGACGCCGGGAACACCGTTCTAAGCCTGTTCGACATGGCCTCGAACAACCGATGCAGCTGGGTCGGGGTTTCGGGCAGAGGCAGGTCGGCCATCAGATGATGCCCCCGTAGCGGCCGGAGAGGATCATCGGCTGGCGGTCCTCGGTCATGGCACCGCTGTCGGCGCCGGCGGCGTCGGCGATGGCGCCGCCGTCCTGGCTGGACGAGGCGCCGGCCACCAGCACCTTGCCCTCGGCCACCTTGCCGAGCCAGGCGATGACCTCCTTGCGCGCCTCGATCATCTGGGTGCTCGGCTCGCGGCCGTCGCCCTGGGCCAGCTCGTGGCGGGCGATGGTCAGCACGGCCGACACCACCTCGAGCGGCGGATCGGCGAGCGGCACCTGGTAGCGGGTGCGCAGGTAGCTGTCGACCAGCGCCGTGGCGACGTCGAGCGCCACCGCGCAGCGCGCCGCGTCGACCGCCACCTCGGCGCCGTAGGCGGCGCTGAGGCGGGCGATTTCGGTTTCGCCGTAGCGGTCGATCAGCTGCTGGGTGGTGGCGTAGCTCATGCTGTCCTCTGGTTCGGGGGCGCCCACCGCCTCGTGGCTTCACGCGGGGATGAGCGCGCTTAGGTCCGGCGCCCCCGTGCTCGTCAGTCGGCCTTCTTGGTCTTCGACTTCTTGGTCTCGGCGTCGGGCTCCGGCAGCGCCGGCTCGGGATCGACCTTGTCGGACGACAGCCCCTCGGCATTGGTGGTGTCCGCGGTCTCGGCCGGCATCTTGACGAGCGTGTCGTCGCCGTCGGCGAGCGCCTCCTCGAGCTGGATGGTCTCGCCGATCTCGACGACGCGGCCGAGGCGATAGGTGCGCGAGGCGACGGTGTAGGTCCTGATGGCCATGGTGTGCTCCTTGCCAGGACGCCGCCTGCGGCGTCCTGGGAAAGAGCGGCGGGGCACCGCCCCGCCGCAGCCGATCGTCGACACGAAACCCTGGCGATCAGGCGAAAGCGTCCTGGATGAAATACCCGACGTCCCTGGCGCAGACGTGCTCGCGCACGCGCTCGCCGACGCGGATCACCTCGCCGCCCTTGAGGCCGACCTGCTCATCGAAATACGTGAGCGCCACGGGGCCACCGCAGTCCGCGGTGAACCCGAAGGTCGGCGCGGTGCCGCCGGGGCCGCCCTCGGGATTGATGTGCAGCAGGGAGATGTGCTTGCCCCACACCTGACCGATGTTGACCTCCTGGCCGGGCGCGGCGGCATTGAGCTGCCCCTCGCCGACCAGCAATCCCTGAAGCTCGAACAGTTCGACGAACTGCTCGCGCGAGATCATGCCGTCCCCGCTGATGCCACCCTTGACCGACTTGACGAGGCGCGGATGCGCCCTGATCTTGCCCCAGCCGTACTTGCTCATCACCGCGTGCGTCGGGCGGGCGATGAACGTGCCGTCGAGCGCGGCGTTGATCACGCCGACCGGGTCGGAATTGGTGTAGTCGGAGAGCTGGCTGGTGCCGGCGAGCTGGACGCGACGGTTGGCGGCATAGGTGCCCGGCACATGCACGATGTCGGCCACCCGCTTTTCGCGAGCGATCTGCTTGATGGCGGCAAGGCCGGTGGTAGCGCGCACGCGCGGATCGTAGCCGGTGTAGCCGGCGCCCCGCTGGGCGGCGGCATCGTCCTGGTCGGTCTGCGGGATGGAGGATTCCCAGCCATAGTCTTCGACCGAGGAATCGACCTTGGTCGCGGCGAACTCGATGCGCGTCGTGGCGCCTCGGCGACCCAGCTTGCCGTTCGGGGCGGCGAAGTCCTCGAGGCCGTAGACATCGTAGCGGAAAGCCGACGCGGTGGGCACGCGCGGCAGCACCTGGTCGGCGATCAGCGCCGACACGGGGTTGGAGTAGCCGATGGCGATCGCCGTCAGCACGGCGTCGACCACAAAGGGACGCGGAGAGGACATGGTACTTGCTCCTTAGCCCTGGACCGCGCCGGGCAGGACAATGACGTCGATGATGTCGCCGGCGACGCCGGACGACAGGGCGATGGCGCCGGTCTGGGCGTTGACGCCGGCGGCCGGTGCGGCCGCGATCGCCTTGCCGTCGGCGTCGGCGGTCAGCTTCTGGCCGCGGGCGACGGCGCCGCCGCAGACGATCTTGGCCGGACCGAGCAGCGTTACGTCGATCATGTCGCCGGCGCTGCCGCCGAGATCGGTGACGCCGACGATCAGGTCGGTCGAGGCCGCGGCCTGGACGATGGTGTCGGCGGCCGAGAACTTGGCAAAGCGCTTGCCGGCGACGGCCGCGCCGGCCGCATAGCCCTTGATGTACCGCATGGGGATCAGCCTCCGGAGACGGCGAGCACGCAGTCGGCCCAGGCCTTGCCGGGATGCTCGCGCTGGTGCAGCTGCGCCTTGGTGATGATGTCGTTGACATCGGTGGTGTCGGCGACCGGGTTGGCCGACCGCTGCCGCGCCGGGTCGATGCCGCCGGAGTGGACCGACGCCAGCGCGGCGATCTCCTTCTCGACGGCTTCGGGCTCCTTGGCGTGGCGGGAGATATAGTGGTCGCGCAGCGCCTTGATCGGCTTGCCGTCGCGGATGGCGCCGTCGACGAAGGCCTCGGCCCGTGTCCGGGCGTTGTCGGCCTGGAGCGTGTCGAGCTGGCTCTGCAGCGTCACCACCGTCTCGGCGAGGCGCTGGCTGTCGCCGGCCGTCTCGGCGGTCCTGACCACCTGGTGGATATGGGTGACCAGCTCGTCGGGCTTGGCGTCGGCCTTGGCGCCGGCCGCCGTCGCCAGCGAGGCGATCGTCTTCGAGTGGGTCTCGACCTGGTCGAGCGACTTGCCGATCGCCGCCGCGACGGCGACCTCGTCGGCATCGGCCGCAAGACCGAGGCGCGTCAGGAGTGCTGCAGGGAGCGACATGGTGTCCGCCTTGTGATGCAGGTTGTGGAGAGGGAGATTGGGATCGTTGGTGAGCGACGCGCGGGCGATCGCCCGCACCTCGGCCGGCGAGCCTTTGGTGACCATCATGGCCGGCGAGACGCCGCGATAGGCCCGCTCGTCCATCAGCCCCTTGCCGGCCGCGTTGAGTTCGACGCGGCCCCAGATGCCGTCCGGCCGCGCCTGCATCTCGACGATCCAGCCGCGCGCCGGCGCCGGCAGCCCCTTGGGGGCGGCGAGGTCGGTCGCGTGGCATTCGTCGAGCAGGATCTTGCCGCCGGCCATCGACGTCCGGATCACCGCCTCGGCGTCCCGGAGGACGTAGGGGCCGCGACCGTCGGCGCCGGAAAACCGGCCGGCCGGGACGAGGTGCATCCACGGGTCGGAGCCGTCGGCAAGGCCGGCGGCGTTGATGTCGAGGATAAGAGTGGCGGTGTCGTTCATGGCCCGCCGACCATGCGGCGGGCGACCTGTCCGATACACCCCTGCGGCGGCAGGGGTCACCCTATCGAGGGGCGCCGGGATCGGTCGGGAATGGGGCGGCGATTAAAACGAGTTTCAAACGGGGAAATTGCCCCGTGGAGCCCGATCCGCCACCCGGAGGCTACACCGGCCCGTCCCGGCCGTCCATCGCCCTCAGCGGCCACCTGACGCGGATCGGATCAGGATGAGCTCGACCACGTCGCCGACCTCGCGCTGGTCCTCGTCGTCGAAGTCCAAATAGGGTCGGGCGGGGATCGTCACCTGGCGCGCGAAGACGAGCCCGCTCGCCATCCGAAAGACCAGATACTTGGCCTTCTTGGGCCGGATCACGCCGCCGAGCTGATGGATACGGGCGTAGATGCGACCCGAGCCGACGCGCAGCTCGTCGTTGCCCACTTGATAGGTGATGGATCGCATCAGCATGCCCGACGCCCGCAGGATGCCGGGGCCGCGCTTGATCGGCGCATAGTCGGGGTGCAGCGATTTCCAGGGCGTGTGGCCGGGGCCGGAGCCGCGGCGGAAACGGGCAAGGCGGATATTGACCAGCGCCATGCCGATCGGCTTCAGCATTTGCTTGGGGGCGCCCGCCAGCGCCGACAGGCCACGCCGGAGGTCGGCGTCCTCGATCCTGGCGAGGAGAGCGACGCCGGCCATCAGTCGACGATCTCGGCACCCGTGGACATGGCGGCCATGGCGGCAAACCGGCTGACGCCGCGGCGGCGATTGTCGATCGAGGCCTGCGCATCGGCGATCGCCTGCTCGATCTCCTCGATCGGAGCATCGGCATAGGCGGCCAACATCGCCTCGTTACCGTCATAGAGACGGCCGAGTTCGGCGAGGCGTGAGGCGCGGCTTGCGATTTGGTTCATCGACGGCTTCCAGTGTCATGTGGCCTGGCTCCTTGTCGATGACGCGGAACCGGCTGCCGGGTCGGAACAGCATCTCCCACTCACGATGGTTGATGTCGGGATACGGATGAACCCAGGCGGCGCCATGATACGCCTCCGGGACCTTTATCTCAAGGATCACGCCACCATCGGCAAAATTCTCGGCAACGCCCCGCTCGATCGACGTCGACATGAAGATGCGGGGCTGCACCGTCTTGCCGACCCTGGCCGCCGCGATGGGGTCTGTCGGGGCCACGCCACGAAACACCGTCATCGGCCGATCGGTCGGCGGCGCCTTGGCGAGTGCCTGGTCGAGCGTCTTGATGGCCGGCTTGAGGCTGTCGCCCTTCACGGTGCCGGCGAGGTGGCCGTTGATGCCGGTGTAGGCATGACCTTTGTAGGCGGCGAGCGTCTGGGCCTCGGCGCCGGACAAAGACTGCGCCCAGGGATCGTAGCGGCCGCGCAGGATGCGATCCGCCTCCTCCAGTTCCCTCGGCATCGTCGGCACCGGCAGCGGGCCGTGGCCAGGCGGGATGATCAGCGGCGCCTCGTCGTCGGCCGGATTGTAGGCGGGTTGCTTGACGGCCGGCAGGGGCGACGGCAGCGCCGGCGCCGTCACGACCTTGTCAGGCGCCGGAATCGTCGAGGGTGCCGGGATCGTCGGCATCTGTGCCGGCGCTTCTGGCGGGATGATCAACGGCGCTTCGTCGTCGGCGGGATTGTAGGCAGGCCGCTTGACAGCCGGCAGAGGCGGCGCCGGCGGCGTCGGCGGTGGCGGCCGATAGTTGGGGCCGGCCTGCATCACCGCATCGTGCGGCACCTTCACCTCGCCTTTCCAGGCCATGCCGGGATTGTAGCCAAAGCCAGGGTCGACGCCCTTCGGTGTGAGTTGGTAGCGACCTGATTTGCCGATCGGCTTTTCAGTGAGGTCGAGCGCCGGCGCCGGATCGGGACCGGTCTTGCCCTGGCGGGCAAGGCCGCGCGCCGTGATGCTCTCCACCATGCAGCCGCAGCCCCAACCGTTGGGCGGATAGTTGGTGCGCCACCAGGCGTCGTCCGCCTGGAGCGTCAGGCCGTCCCAGGCCTTGTGCTGCAGGCGGGGGTGCGGGTTGCCGGAGTGCCGATAGACCCAGAACGGGAAGATGGCCAGCACGTCCGGATCGGTCTGCTGGGCATAGCGGCCGGCCGCATAGGCCATGTTGAGGTTGGTCTCGTAGATGGTCCGGATACGCCAGGCCTCCGTTTTCGGGTTGCCCTCGCCGGTCCAGCCGTGCCAGCCGTACTTGTCGACGATCGAGTAGAAATCCTTGCGGAACTCCTGCAGCGTCGTACCCTGTTCGATGGCCTTTTGAATGGCCGTTTGAAAATCCTTGACCAGAGCTTCCGAGGCGGCGCCGGCCACCATGAAGGCGCGGCTGTGAGCGGTCTCCCAGACGTCCGTCCAGCGCTGTGTCGGCACCGGTGCCTTGCCGGCCATGAAATCGATGGCCTCCTGGAACGGCAGGTCGACGGCCTCGATCGTGGACGCCATCACCATGGCTCAGCTCTCGCCCTCGATGTCGTCCATCAGCGCCGCCTGGCCGGCGAGGTGGGCGAGTGCCATGCCGCGCCGCATGGCGACGGCGAGATCGGTGGCGTCGAGATGGAGCGCCTCGAGGCGGTTGAGCGCGTCCGGCAGGCTCTCGGCCTGCATCAGCGCCGTGCGGATGTCCTCGGTGAGACCGTGCAGCGCGCCGGCCGCGTCGCGCTCGAGGCGATCGGTCAGCCGCTCGACCATCAGCTCGTTACTCTGCTGGCGGGCATTGAGCATCCGCTGCAGCGTCGCACCGATCGACGCCGGCGGCTCGGCCGGCGCCGGCTTGCCGCCGATCACCTCGTCCTCGGGCTCGGGATCGCTGACGCCGAGCCGGCCGCGGATCTCCGACGCCTTGACCGTCAGGCCGGCCGGCAGCAGCTTGGACAGCGCGTCCGCGAGGTCCTTGACCGGCAGCTCATCCGGCCGGCCGACATTGACGCGCGGATACTCGTCCTGCGGCCCGAAATTGTAGGCGATGATCAGCGGCACCAGCTGGCGGGTGATGGTGGTGCCGACGGCGATGCCGTCGGAGCGCTCGATGTCCTCCTGGACGAGCCGGTGCTCCTGGGCGACGGCGTGGCCGCCGGCCACCGCGTCCGTCGTCGTCGTCTGGCCAAGCACCACCTTGCTGAGCTCGTAATCGATGTATTTGCAGCGCTTTTCGTAGAGGTCGGCCGACTGACCGACCTGTCCGGTCTGAATGAACTCGATGTCCATGCTTTTCGGAAAGATCGCCGCCAAGTCACCGGCGATGTTGCGCACCGCCCGCCAGAGGATGCGCCGGTCCTCGGCCGTCGACGACGACTCGTAGCGGCCGACACGGATCGGCAGTCCGTAGCGCTCGGCAAACAGCGCCCAATCCCTGTCGGTGAACATCTTGAGCATCCAGCCCCAGAGCGCCACCCGGCCGAGGCCGCCGCGGATCAGCTGGCCGGACTTGTAGCGGTGGGTGTGCACGATGAACTTGTGCTCGGCGAGCGGCATGTAGGTGACGCCCTCGCGCAGCCGGATGGTCTGGCCGTCGACCGGATCGGGTGCGAACCAGGTGGCCGGCCGCTGGATCAGCCTCACCGGCCAGAACTTGTCGCGCGAGGTCTGCCAGTCGATCTCCAGCACCGAGAAGCTCTTGGAGACGGCGTCGAGCATGTCGAGCATCGCGTCCTGCAAGGCGCCGGTCTCGATCCAGTCGCGCAAGAGCTGGGCGTGCTGCTGATAGGGTTCCTCGTCGCCGGCCGCCTCGACGGTGATCGGCAGCTGCATCACCGCCCGCTTGCGGGTGGTCAGCACCGCCATGTAGTGGCCGGACTTTTCCTCCGCCTCCTCGGCCAACTCGAGGTAGGCGCGCGGATCGCCGTTGTCGGCCTGTCGAAAAATCTGGGCGAGCCGGATCGGCGTCAGCCCGGCCGACGGATATTGCGTCGGCCGCACCGTCCGCCAGGAGCTGTCGGGCGGCAGCGCCTCGCCGACCAGGTCGGAGACCGCGACCGCCTTGGCGTCCGGGCCGACACGACCGCGCTTGTTTTTCTTGGCCATCACAGACTCCTGAGATCGGGCAGCAGGCTGTCCTGCTCCTCGTAGAGCGGCGCTTCGTCATCGTCGGACGCGCTGTCGGGGCCGGCCGGCGTGTAGGCGTATTCGCCGACCTCCGTCTCGGACGCCGCAAATGCCAGCACGGCCGCGACGGCGGAATCACCGTGACGGTCCTCGCCGTCCGTCCCCTTGACGTGATCGGTCGAGATGGCCGGGAATCCGTTGCGGAGCACGACCAGGCGATGGTCGGCGACGACATCCTCGCCGCCAGGGAGGATAAAGCTCTGAGCTTCCAACGCCGCCTTGTAGTTCGGGAAATGCAGGGCGTACCACGCCGCCGTGAACATCACGCACTCGACCCGCTCGATGCCATAGCGCTGGGCGGCCGCCTCGGCGTGGCTCTGGCCGTTGCCGCGGGCGTCGAACTTGGCGAGCCATGTCGGCAATACATTGAGGACCTGGAATAGGATCCATCGCTGGACATCGAACGGGACGCGCCGCAGCTCGATCAGGAACGACGAGCGCCATTGATCCCGCCGTTCTTCCTGGGCGACCAGGATACACGACAGGTCGCCGTTGCGGCCGAAGTCCTGGCCGAGCACGCTCCGGCGCCGGCGGTCGAGCCTGTCGAGCAGCGGCCGGACATGGTCCTCGAACCAGCGCATCGCAATGACCAGCCGGTCATCCCGGAGGTAGAAATTCTCGGCGACCGACCATGCCACGGTCGGAATGCTGGCGTCCTGCGCCTTCTGGACGAGAGCACGGGGCAGGTAGACGCCCGACGACTTGCGGGGGATCGCCTCCAGCTCCTCGTCGCGCGCCTCGATGCGCGGGCCGTAGGAACGGACGATCGTGTTGACCCACTTCTCGAAACCCTGGCGATCCGGCGTCCACCCTCGCTGTGCGCAAGGCTCCTCGCCGAGCATCAGCCGGACACGGTTGTAGAGGCCGTTCTTGATCGCTTTCGAGAATGGGATGTGGTGGATCGAATAGTCGTAGAGACCGGCCTCGGTATCCTTGATCAGGATGTTGAACGGATTGTCCTCGCCGTTGTGCGACGAGATAATGCGGATCATGCCGCCCCAGGTGAGCAGCGCATTGACGGCATCGAGCACCGCCGTCACGTCGGGGTGAAACGCCGCCTCGTCGATGACGACAATACCCTGCAGGCCGCGGATGTTCGACGGCCGCGACGACAGGGCCACCACCTGGAACCCGCTCGCGAAGCTGACGCGATAGGCCGCGATGAACTTGGTGCTGCCGTCCGGTTGCTCGTCCGGGAACAGGTAATCCTGCACCGTCGGCGCCAGTTCATGCGACACGACCAACGCGAAATGAGCGACGTAGCGGATGAATTCGAGGCCCTTCTCCTTGGTGTCGCCGATATAGAAGACGTTCTGCCCGCCGTCGCTCCTCTTGGTCGCGGCGGTCAGCGTATCGTCGAGCGCCTCGGCATAGGTGATGCCGGTCCGTCGCCCCTTCCTGGCGATCTTGAGCGGCGACTTGTCTTCGATCCACTCGACCTGATGCGCCATCAGCACACCATCGGCGAGCGGATCGTGTCCGTCCGGCAGCTTCGACGGCGCGAAAAGCTCGGCGAAAATCTGCTGAGAGGTCAGAACCGTCGAGTCTAGCAGCTCGGCCTCGGTGCGGGCGCTCATGACGACGGCACCGGCGGCACGGATGGCGGTTTCTGGCGAACGCCGAGCAGCTTGCGGCGCAACTCGGCGGCGCGCTCGCCGCTGATCCCGCCTTCCGAGAGCGCGGCGGCGGTGTCGTCGACAGCCTTCGACAAGGCGGCAACCCGCAGCCGCTCCTGTTCGAGGAGCTTCCGCGCCTCCATGTATCGCACCTGATCGGACCGTGCCGCCGCGGACAGGTCCTTGATCGCCTTGGCGATCTGCGCCGCCTCCTTGGGATCGAGTTGCGCCGGTTCGCCGTCCTCACCGCGCTGCAACTCCATCAACGATGCGTGCAACATCTGGACGTTGAAGCGCATCATCCGGTCATCGGCACCCGCATTTTCCATACGCGACATGATCGACTCGGCGGCAGCGCGGCTTTCGTTGAGGCGTTTCGCGACCGCGTCCCACTTCTTGATGTGCTCGCCGAGGCCGGTGCGGCTGACGTCGCCGACCCCGAGCGAGCGCAGGTGAGCGAGGATTTCGTCGATGGTGCGGCCCTGGCGGCGCAGGTCGCCAATGGCGTCGCGCAGCTCCTGAGGCAGGCGGTCGATCTTGGAGGGCCGCGCCATGTCAGGCCTCCGGGTAGTCGATGCCGGGGATCGGGTCGATGTGGCGCTCGAGGTAGCTGCGGCCGCGCTTGGTGATTTCGAGCGTGCGGACGCGCCCCTCGTAATAGACGATGCGGACGAGGCCGGCCTGGCCCATCATCTCGGCGTCGCCGGCCAGCGCGTCGTCGCCCTGGAACCGGCCCCGGAAGCCGAGCATATGTAGCGCCTTACGCAAGAGGCTCTCGTTGATCGCACCCTCGTTTTCCCGGACCGCCCGCAGCGTCGCGAGGCGGCGGGACTTGGTGGTGTCGTCGACATAGTCGCTCACGTCGCGGCCCCCTTGAGCAAATGGTTTTCAACCCTCGTCAGGGCGCGGGTGATCGATTGCATCTCGCGGTCGAGCGATTCCAGTCTTGCGTCCGCCCGGCCGAGCTGCTCCTTGACGTCGGCAATGTCCTCGGCCGAGGGCAGATGGCGGATTTCCGTCTCGATGCGCAGCGTCCGGTCGGACAACTGCAACTGGGCGGCCAGGAGCGGTGCCAGCTTCTCGGTGATCCGCGCCTCGACCGACGCATCCGCCTCGGCACGCGCCCTGATCTCGGCCTGCAACTCGTCGCGGCTGGCCAACCCCATGCGGATCGCCCAGCCGGCGGCGGCGAGGACAAGACCGAGCGCGAAGGCAACGGCCGGCCAGTAACGCATCAACTCGTCCATCATTTCCCCCGGCGCGGCTCGACGTGCGCCTGGTGCTCGGCCCAGACGGCGAGATACTCGGCGGCCAGCGCCGGCGAATCCCTGATCAGGTTGGTGTTTTCGGCGTTGCGCTCGGCCGACGGCGAAAAGTTGAAACTGCCGGTCACCACGTCTCGCCGGTCGACGATCACCACCTTGTTGTGGTGGATCGGGTGCCGGTAGTCGCAACCCCAGGCGATATCGGCCTTGTCGAGCACGGCGAGGATCGGGATCAGCCGATCGGCGTCGCAGGTCTTGCCGTCGATGATCACCCGGACGTCGACGCCGCGGCTGGCGGCGGCGCGCAGCGCGTTGATGATCCGGCCGTTGGAGAGCTGGTAGGTCATCACCCTGACCTCGCTCCGCGCCTCGCCGATCGCCGTGGCCACCAGTCGCGCCGGCCCGTCCCCTGGCGCAAATGCCGTCTCTACCGTCGCGCCGGCGAGATCGATCGGCGCCGCCGGCGCCGGCCCGCCGACCGCCGCCAGGATCACCACCGCCGCTGCGTGCATCCACATGATCCATACCTCTCCGCAAATCGGCGCCGGCTCTCGGCCGCCGCCTCGATCGACACCCGCGCCTCGCGGGCCGTCTCGCCGATCGCCGGCCACCAGCCGGCGGCCCGCTCCTTACGCACGGCGCTGATCCGGACCATCGCCCGGACGAGCGCCGCTATCTCCCTCAGCGGCCCCATCCGCAGATCGCCTTGCCCGCCGCATTGTGGGCCTTGATCTCGGCGACGGTCGCCGCGCTGTCCGCCGCCGACCAGGTGATCGGCCTGGCGACCGCGCAAAATGCCGCGTGGGCGACGGGATCGAGGTCGCCCTCGTCAATCCCGCCGGAACCCGTCGTCGTCGCGCAGCACGCCAGCAGGATCGCGACGGGCAGCGTCAGCAGCGCCCTGGCGGGCGGCATTGGCCTTATCGATTTCGTCGAGGGCATTTCGCAGGGCCTTTGAAACGGTCGCCGAACTGGTGTCCCCGCCCTTGGCGCGCGCCTCGAAATAGGCGACGCCGAGGCCGATCAGGGCGAGGACGATCTGACCGACCCAGCTCACGACGGGCCGCTCCTGACGGTCGACACCGCCACGGCCACCGACGAGCCCGCGGCGATCTCCTCGGCCAGCGTCCTGAGGTCGGGCCGCGTCGCCTTGACGTCGACGTCGAGCCGCGACCAGATCATCTCGGCCAGCGAGGTCGGCCCGCCGACCCATTTCAGCAGCGCCGCCGGGATGCGGTCGAGCGCATACTGCAGCACGTAGGCCAGCACCGGCAGGTGGACGTCGATCGTCAGCACCCGGTCCTTGGCCGCTCCGGCCACCGAGTTGATGCCGTAGGCGATCGCCTTGTCGAGCAGCTGCTCGACGCGCAGGGTATCGATCCAGGCCTTGGCGGCGGCCGGCAGCTTGCGGATCAGCCAGGTCACGACACCGGCGAGGCCGGCGAACAGCGGCACCGCCAGTTGGTCGATCAAATCGCCGACCGGAATGGAGATACGGCCGTCCGCCGCGGCGTCGGCCGCCCAGGCCGGGGCGACGACGATGGTCAGGATCAGAGCAATGGCCGCCCAGAGGCCGATCCGCGGCCATGCCTCGGCCAGCGGCCTCGGAGGTCGAACCGGCAGCAACGACGCTCCAACCCCGAAAAAGAACAGGAAACCGCCGAGCAACTTGAGCGCGTAGAGGACCATGGTCAGCTCTCCATGATGTAGGGCTTGAGCGCCGCCCAGGTCCTGGCGGCGACGATGCCGTCCAGCTTGAGCCTGCGTGACTGCTGGAAATGCTTGACGACGAGCTCGGTCGCCGCCCCGAAATCACCGTCGAGACCAAGGGTCAGCGACGGCGAGAAGCAGCGGTTGAGCGCCCGCTGCAGCGTCTCGACGGCCTCGCCCTCCGAGCCGCGCCGGAGCGTCGGCCGGGCCGGATCGGCCGGCATCGGGTCGGCAAAGGCGGCGGCGACGGCGCGCTTGGCGCGGACGAGATAGGCACGGCGATCGGCGAGACCGTTGAGGCCGCCGTTGATCGCCCGCGTGGCGCCGGCGAGATCGTCGGCATCCGCAAAGCGGTTGAGATCATGGGTGATCCAGTACCAGGCGGCCGAATAGGCCGCCCACGGGAAGGCGCCCATCAGCTCGGGCTGCGCCTCGAAATCCGGGGCGCCCGACTTCCGGGACCGCATCCAATCCGTGCAAGCGCGGTAGTTTTTCCGACCGGTGCATTGGATGAGGCCGCGCCCCTTGAAGCGCTTGCCATCGCCGGTCTGGCTATTGCCGAGATCCTCGACACGCCCCTCGTAGGCGGCGCCTGAGGCATACTCCTCCAGCGTCGCAAACCCGTCGCTCTCGTGGCCGACCTGAGCGAGGAAATAGGCGATGCGCAGCGGCGTTCCGGCGCCGGCGAGGTCGAGCACCTCCGGCAGCATCATCGCAAAATGCTCGATGATCTGCCCCTGGCGCGCGCCCTTGTAGCCGCGTACCGGCGGAGCGATCGCTCGCAGCAGATCCTTGCCGTCGATGGGGTTGATTTTCATCGTCGCCTCGTGTTGTCGAGGCGAGAGTGCGATGTACGGGCGGGGATGATCACCCCTGCGGCGGCAGGGGTCTCACGATCGGGTCGAGCAGATCGAGCTGCTGGCCGGCCGCCTGCCTGGACGTTGGCGCACTTGAAAGAGTATTCGAGAGGCCGGCGAGCCGCAAGGACTTGTAGACGCCGCTCTCGGTCATGGTCAGCCGGAGGGCAATATCGCGGATGGTCATGCCGCGGCCCCGATAGACCTGGACGCGCCATGCCTTGGCCTGCGGCACCCGCATCCAGTCGCCGGCGTAGCGCTGGCGCAGCCGCTCGATCAGGCCGGCGTCGAGCGTGTCCCGGAGGTCGGATTTCTCATGGCGTTGCGGCACGTAGATCGCCGTGCCACCGTGCGCCTCGATCAGCGCGAGCGCCGCCTCCCGCGATCCGCAAAGATCGCAGAGCCCCTTCAGATCGGGCGTCGGAGGCGGCAGAGGCTGGGTCAAGGCGCCACCTCGATATTGCGCACCGTGGCCGAGATCGACCGGTTGCCCTCGCGCCAGACGAGATGCGCCGTAAAACGCCCGGTGGTGCCAGTCCGATAGAGCGCCGACGACCGGCAAAGCTCACCCCTGCCGGCGACGGCCGCAAGCACCGCGTCGGCGGCGACGAGTTGGCCGGCGATGTCCTGTAGAGCCTGCCAGGTGAGGCGGATGCGATAGGATTTCGGATGGCGCCTACCCATTGCGGCCCTCCATCGCCTTGCGCGCCGCTTCGGCGGCCACGGTGGGCTGTGCCAGGATGGCGGCACGATCGTCCGCAGGAAGGCCGGTGAACGCGGCGATGTCCCGTTCGTTGTCCAGCAGCCAGTTGAACGTGCCGATCACGTCGGCCGAGTGCCGCTCCATCAAGACGGCTTCCTCCTCACGGAGCCGCCGGCCTGAGACCTCGCGCTTGTTGTGCGTGGTCAGGAGGTTGGCCATGCGGTTGACATGGCCGCGCCGGGTCGCGAGGCTGAACTGAGGCTTATGGGCGCGGAATTCAGCCACGGTCGATCTCCTTCGTCATTCGCGCTTTATGCTTCAGCTTGGCGATCGCCAGGACAGCCGGCTTTGCTTCCGGCTCGACGTCGTTGTAGTCGATGCTCCACCGGCCATTCAGGAGTGGCAGCATTGCCCGAGGGATCGGCTCCCAATTATCGGGGTCCGTATTCTGCCGGTTGCCATCCAGACACTTGAGGCACATGCCCTCGGGCACTGGCCCATTGGCCTGTTCCCACAGCCACTTGTGCTTGAGCACGTAGCGCCGCTCGTAGCCGGTGTGCGGGTTGGTCTCGTCGACGGAGATCTCGACGTAACCGTCCTTCGACACCCGCTCGTGGCCGAGGTACTTGGTGTTGTGCGGCAACTGGCCCCGCTGGAACCGTGTTCGGGCGCTGTTCGCGTTGAAGGGCATCTTTTTGCCCTTATTCGCCGGAACGTTGCCGGGCTTCAGGCGGCCGTCGCGGCCAGTTTTCCAGCCCTTGCGCGAGCAGAGGGCCTTGTAGTTGTCGGCCGAGACATCGTCCCGGCCGAAAGCCGAGCAGAACAGCGCGTGAGCCTCACGGCGCGGCAGAATGCTATGCGCCTCGATCCAGGCCAGTTCCTCGGCGGTATAGCTGATCCAGGAGCCCTTGGTCATTCCTGCCTGCCCTCCGCCTTCGCCTCGATCATCATCGGCAGCATCGGCGCAAAGCGGTCGCCGTGATCGGCGACGAGCTTGGCGGCCTTGAGCGCGAGGTCGGCGTTGCGGATGATCTGCTCGCCCACCTGGACTATCGCATCGGTGCGCTTCGCCTCGGTGTCGATCTGTTCGGGCGTGAGCTGCTCGTCGGAGAGGCGCTCGAGCTGCGCGAAAAGGTGGTTGTTGAGGTCAATCAGTTTGTTCTTCACGATCATTCTCCCTTGGCTCGGCGGATCATCGCCTTCAGCCCCTCGGAGACCTTGTTGGCCTCCTCGGGTGTCAGGAATTCGGGGTCACGCGCCACCTTGGCCGGATCATTGCCGGCGCTGCCGCGCAACTGGCGACCGACAAAGGCGCGGAGTGCCGGCTTGGACTTGTCGTGGATGGCGCCAACCTTGGCGGCCTCGGTCCAGAGCGCAAAGACCTTGCGGACATAGGGCTTGTCCGATGGGCGGAATTTCCGAGCGGCCGGACGGGCACCGTTGAGGCTGTCAAGCTCGGCGTTGGCCTGAGCGATCGTCAAAGCCTTAATGCTAGTCACGCCATAACGGCCGACGAGGCGGGCGTGCCAGGCATCGTCGTCGATGCCGGCGCGCCGACGGGTCGCCTGTAGGGCGCGCACCTGGTCGGTGGTGATGAGCGCGGTCATGGCACGCCCCTTTCGCAATGTCGGCGACTCATGCCAGCCTTGTTCGACTGGGGGGATTCGAGATGGACTATGCAGGAGTCATTGGGACCGTCACCGCGTCCGTCGGTGCGGTCGAAAGCGTCACCAAGCTCGTTAAGTCGGTGAGGGACGCCATCAAAGGCGACAATATTTCCGACGTTGACATCGGCGAGCTTCGCACGCGGGTCTCGGATTTGTTCGACGTAGCGCTCTCCGCGCGCCAAGCGCTGTTCGATATGCAGGACACGGTTCGTGCGTTGCAGAGCGAGAATGAGGCGCTGATATGCCAAATCTCCGAAATGGAAGCATTTGACGCTGACATTGAAAAATATGAACTGCGCGCGGTATCCAGAAACTCGTTTGCCTATGTGAAGAAAGGCGAAGCCAAGAAAGTAGGAGCGACGCCATACCTGTGCATGCCATGCTTCGACAAGCGCAAGAAATCTGCGCTGCAACTTGAGACTCCGGATTTCAACTTTGACACCTTGAAATGCCCGGCCTGTGGGACGCCGGTTAAAGTGCCCAATGATGTCAAAATGGAAGTGTATACAGGACGGTCGCATACGAAATGGGACCTTGATGATTTCTAGGACACGCATCGACGTTCCTCCTGCATGATCGCCTGGGTGAGGTTGGCGATCCGTCGGCGGATGCGCTCCTGGTGGAGGGAGCGCACGCGTGGACGGACCTGTCGGAGGAGCGCCTCGCGCTCCATCTGGAGGAGGTCCCGCCGCGTCGGCGGCGGGTCCTCGGCCTCGGGTGGGAGAGAGCGGCTCGCGAAGGTCACAGCCCAATCTCCTCTCCGGCAGCCTTCTTCTCGGCGATCCAGGCGGCAAGGTCGGCGGCGAGCTGATCTAGGTTGCGGCCCGTCTCCTCGGCAATCTGTTCGACCTCGTCGACAGTGCCGGGTTCGATCTCGCCCCAGATACTGGCGATATCGGCCAGGGCGGCCTTGACGTCCTCGATCCGGCGCCTCGTCCGCTGGAAAGCCAGCGAGGGCGTCCATCTCGACATGGGCGGATAGCTCTTGGTCATGACAGCTCCCTCTCCATGTCGCGGGCGACGGCCCAGAGATTGATGGTCGGCACGCGGCCGAGCATCGCCGCCATGAAGCGGGCGACATCCGGCCCGACCATCGGCTGCAGCTCGCGCTCGCCATCGCGGACCACCACCTCGAAATCGCCGCGGTGGAGCACGTCGGCGAGGATTGCCTCAAGGCGCTCGGCAGTGATGGACGAGGCGCTCATGCCAGCCCCCGCCCGATCAACAGGCCGGCCAGGAGGCCAATCAGGCCGCCGCTCAGCGCGGCGACCAGGGCGAGGATGATGCCGTCGCCCCGGCGCGGCGGATCGATCGGCTCGACGTCAGGCGGCAGCATCGGCGCCTCCCTCGGTCGTAAGGACCGGCTCGGGCTCGTAGCGGACGCCGCAGAACGGGCAGTACGTGGCCATCATCGTCGACGGCTTGCCCCTCCGCGTCTCCGGCTTGCCGGTGTCGTTGCGGTAGATCGGCACGCACATCCGGGCGACCAGGGCATTTCCCCTGATGAGGATCGTCGGCCGAATTTCCCCCTCGGGACCGAGCGCTCTGTTGATCTTGTCGACGCAGTCACACATCGGCGCCTCCCGTCGACAGCGGGCTGCTCAGCGGCTCGACGATGAAATCCTCGCCGTCCGAGCCGATCGACACGCCGGGCACGCTGCGGGCGATATCCGGCTCGCGCAGCATGGCCTCCCGATCAATCTCCTCCTTGGTCCGGACGAACCGGCCGAGGCCGAGGGTCCGGAGCGTCTCGATGATCGCGTCGGCGCCGCGAAGCTTCACGCTGGCCGGCCGGAACCGCCAGGAAATCTTGCCGGTGCCGAGGTCGGCGAACTTGACGCGGCCGCCATCGGTAAGCTGCTGGCGGTTCGCCTCGGCCCAGATGCGCAGACCCTCAATCGTGGTGTTGACCAACTCCTGCTTGGGGCTGGACAGCGCTTCGGCCGCCTCCTTGAGGCGGGTGATCTCGTCGTCGAGATCGGCTTGGATGCGGCCGATATCGCGCTGCAGCATTCCGATCGTCGAGACGGCCGCCATGGCCTCCTCGCGGCTCTGCGGCACAGGGAGATTGGCGCCGCGCGTGGTCTGGCGGGCGGATTTAGCCATGGACGGACTCCTTTCGAGGGGGTTTGAAACGGGTTTGAAAACGACCGGTGCTGCGAGATCGAGGTAAGCCTCGTGCAGGTCCTTGACCGCGCCGGCGAGGATTTCCATGGAGGTCAGTTCGCCTCGGCCATGGCGGGCGGCCTGAAGCGCCGTATGCGCCCTGACAACTCGGCGAGCCGCACCGATCAGCGCATCGCCACCAGGCAGCATCGGCACAGCCACTTCCGCGGCGGGCTGCTCGTGGGGCTGCTCGGAGGGCGACTCCTCCTGCTGGATGGCATAGGCGGCGAGGCAGCGGATCTCCGCGTATGTGAGGCGCGACAAGCCGTGATCGGTCATTGCCCGACCGGCGATCTCCAGTGGGTCGATATCATCGTCGTCAATCGACAGCCCTGCGAGCGCTTTGCAAACCGACGCAAGCACAAGCTCGATTTCTTGCATTTCGCGGTCCATGCCGGCATCGGCGACCGCAGCCTCGATCTTGCCAATTGCGGCGAGGATCGTCGTGTGGTCGCGTCCGCCCACCCGTCGGCCGATTTCGGAACGTGATATGTGTGGGCAATGGCGGGCAGCCATCCAGATGGCGACATGGCGGGCGTGAGTGATCCGCCTCGTCTGAGCCCGACCCAACATATCCGGCACACTGATGCCGGTCACGCAGGCGACGGCGTGCAAAACGGCCTTGACCGAGAGACGGCCGCTCATGACGCATCTCCCTCAGGCTTGGCATGCGGACAGCTGCCACGGCAGGCGTGGTAGAGCCGCACCGACGACGGCGAGGCGGTCGACAGCGGCGCCCGCTGGTGCCGGATGCACACCTCGCGGCCGATATCCTGATGCAGGGCCGGGCAGCGGACCGAGACGCCCATCAGCGCCCCGCGCACCGCCTCGCGGACGCGGTCCGGCTTGGCGCCGTAGGTGCCGGACAGCACGGCGGACAGCGTCCCGGCCGACACGCCGATCCGCCGCGCCAGCACATTGAGGCCGAGACGGGTCGCCTCCTCGGCCAGCACCAGCAGCCAGTCCTCGGGCTCGGCAACGCGACCGCGCAGCGCAGCCACGAAATCGGTCTTCGCCCGTCCGGGCATCGGGCCGCGGTTCATGCCGCACCCCCGATCCGGTGGTTTTCGCCGGTGTTGCGGTCGTAGACGTCGGCCAACCGCACCCGGTAGACAGGCGCCTCAGGACCGCTGTTGCGGACGAGCAACCACCGGCAATAGCCATTGGACGTCGGCGCGCTGCCCGGCTCCGGGCGCAGCCGTACGAGATACCCGGCCTTTTCGAGGGCGCCGACATAGCGCTGCGCGTTGTCGCGGGTGGCGCCTGCCATGGTCTCAAGATCGGCAATCCTGATCTTGAGGAGGACGCGCATCGCCATCCACATCTTGTCGCGCACCGTGCGGCGTCGCGGCCGGCGCGGCTCGGCCTGGGTGAGAGGCTTCGTCGGACCGCTGGTGATCGTCTCGCCGGCGGCGATCGCCCGCCGCCCCTGGTCCGACAACTCGAAACAGCCGCGCTCTCGGCGAACGATCCAGCCGCGGGTAATCAACCGGCAGCAAGCGTCGGAAACGCGCCGGGTCTCCATGCCGGTCATCTCGACGAGCGCGGCCGTCGTCAGGCAGGCGCCGCCCATCAATGCGTCGACGATCGGGGTCTGAATGGTGGACGCTCCAGCCATCGGATCAGCCCCTGACGATGATTTCGTGGCCGGTCGATCGCTGGGTGAGCAGCTTCAGACCGAGCATATCGGAGATCTCCACCGGCCGATCCAGTCGCCGGCCGGTCCGCTCGATCGCCGCAAGGCCGGTCATCACCTCGCCGGCAAACCCTTCCGCCTTGTCATGCAGGAGGGCGAGCAGGTCCGCGGCGATCGCCACCTCGCAGCGCGCCGCGGCCATGGCGGCCGTATCGGCCAGCGTGAGCGCGGAAAACTCGACGTGAGCCTCGCCGGCCCGACGGGCGATCTGCGGAAACCGCTTGATGCCGGCGGCGATCTTGCCCATGCCGATGAGCAGGATCGGCACCTCGACGAGGTCGGAGATATCGCGGAGCGTCTCCATCAGCGCCGACGAGCCGACGACGTGGTCGGCCTCGTCGACGATGATCGCAAACGGCCGCTCCTCGGCCAGCGCGACCGCCGCCCGCTTGCCGACCTCCTGGATGATCTGCTGGAATATCTTCTCATACGAGTAGGCCGGCGCGGTCTGCATGGTCTCGAGCAGCTCGCGCAGCATCCAGCTGGGCCGCCACTCGCGCTTGGCGCGGACGAACGGCAGGCCGTGGTTGACCGCAAACCATTGCGCCGTCGACGTCTTGCCGTAGCCCGGCTTGCCGTCCACGATCATGAAGCAGTTTTCGGAGGCTCCACGGCGCTCGACCCTCTCGTAGCCGTCGAGAAATGCGGTCGTGTTGGACAGCCGCACGTATACGTTTTTCATGATTTGGTGGCCTCTTGACTGGTCTTGATGAGGGTGGAGAGGGCATCGACGTCGATGCCGGACACGGCGCAAAGCTCCCTAAACGTCCACGAGCGCAGCCGCTCGGCCATCAGCGCGCGGTCGCGATCGATGACGGCGCCGGGGTTGGCGATCAGCCATGCCGCCATCTCCTGGTCGGTCCTGAATGTCGGCCGGCCGCCGCCGGCCGGCGTGCGCGGCGTGAAGGCGATGACGGCGGCCGGCTCAGCGGTCTCGGCCAGCACCGGCTCGACCGGCAGCGCCGGCGCCTCGCCGGTGGCCGCCGTCAATGCGGCGGCGATCTCTGCCGTCATGTGCTCGACGGTGCGCGGCGGCAGCTGGATCACGTCGGCCGTGCCGGCCTCCCTGAGCTGGCGCTCCTTTTCCGAGAGATATCGCTCGATCATAGGCGCGCCGCTGGTCAGCTGGAGCACCTCGGCGCGGATCGGATCGGTCCGCCCCTTGAGCAGCGCGGCCCGCTGCTCCTTGACCATGCGGGTGTACTCGGCCGGGTCGATGCCGCGCAGCTCGGGGCAGACAGCCAGCTCCACGTAGGCGCCGGTCGCCTCGTCAAAGAGGTAGACGAGGCCGAGATCGGTCGGATCGAGGCGGACAAACACCCGGTCGCCTGGAAACGCCTTGATCGTCTGGTAGTGATATTCGCCGATTTGGACGCCAAACTTTGTGACCTTGCGGTATCCGCCCTTGGCGACCGGCATCAGCAGCACATCGAGGGCGCGCTCGTCGACCGTGCGGATGACCGCGTTGGCCTCGCGGGCCGCCTGCGCCGGCGTCTTGCCGTCGAGCCCGTCATGCGCCGTGTGGGCATAGACCGTGTCGATCCAGCGGTCGGCCACCACCTGGATTTCGGCGACCGAATAGCGGACCCCGAACAGCTCGGCCGTCTCGGCGCCGAGGCGCTGGGCAAAGGATTTGCGGTCCTCCAAGCGCTTGCGCTCGGCTACGTTGTGGCCGATGTAGCCGGGGAGCAGCTCGGCAAAGCCATGCTGCATCGTGCGGATCGCCCGCTCGACGTGGCCCTTTTGTTGAGGCGTGTAGGCGTCGGACAGCTCAAGCTCGATGCCGAGGGCGGCGATCAGACGTTTGGTGTCCTCGGCCACAAAGTCCGAGCCGTTGTCGGTCTTGATTTTCTGGGGCACCCCCCAGGCGAGCATCGCTTTGCGCAGCAGCATCGCCACCGCGAGCGCTCTTGGCGACCGCGAGACGTAGAGGATCATCCGGCGCGTGCCGATATCGACGCAGGCATAGACCGTCGGCCTCGCGATCGTCGTGTCCATGGCGTCGAGCGGCGAGGAGTCGATCATCCAGAGCATGTTGGGCACGCGGATGTGGCGGAGCATGCCGACGCCGGACGGCGCCATGGCCGACCGATAGCGGTCGGGATCGCTGAGCTTGGCCAGCGCGACGGCTTCCGTCTCCCGCCAGCGCTTGATCTGATGCTGGATGGTCCGCACCGGCGGAATCGGATGGAGCGTGCCGTCGGGTGCGACGAGCTCGCCGCCCATCTCGCCGGAGAGCAGCGTCTGTACCCGCTCGGCCTTGATCGACGGCTGGTGGGCGATCAGTCCGAGGATGTAGGATTTGGCGCGGCCGCCGTTGGCGGTCTCCAGCACGCCCTTGCCCTTCCGGGCGAGGCTGCGGTCGGCGCCGAGCGAGCGGCCCTCGCGGGCTTCCTCGCGCCAGCGCCACAGGCTGCGCCGCGAGACGGCCGGCACCTCCTCGCGCACCCAGTCCTCGACGCGGACCTGACCGGCGTTGTAGGCGAGCGCAAAGACATGGACGCCGCCGCTCTTTGTCAGGTTGAGCCCCGACGCATAGCGCTCGCAGGCCGTCAGGATGGCGACGCGGGCCGCCTGGGCGCGGCGCCCGCGGTCGGTCTCCGGCACCGGCAGCTCGCGCTGCTGCCGGATTGGCACCACCTCGCCCACCACCATGGTCCGCTGCTCGTACTGCATGCGCGCCAGCGTCGGCAGGAGAGAGACATGGTATTCGAGGCCGCCGCCCCGACCGATGCGATTGCGCGACCGCGCGAAATCGTCGTTCCAGCCATTGCGGGCGGCGTAGCGGATGACGGCGCTTTCCGTCGTTGGCATGTCCCGGAGCTTCAACCCGGCGATCTCGCGGGCGGTCAGCCAATCCTTCACGGGCTGGGCGGCCATGGTCATTTGCCGGCCCTCCAGGCCGCGTCGGCCGCATCGATCTCGCGCTGCAGGCGGCTGAGGTCTTCCTTGGCGACCTCACGACGGATCAGCGGCTCGTATCTGGCCGGCACCGCCACCATGCCGGCCGGCGCCAGCAGCATGTTGATCGCCCGCGGATCGCCGGTGACGGTGACGAGGGCAAACAGGCGCAGCGCGGAGATGACGTGCTCTTTGGCCTGGGAGGCGTAGTTGTCGAGCATCGCTTTGCTCATGTCGTCCTGGAGGAGATCTGCCATCGCCTTGGCCGCCTCCGCGCGGCTCATACCGCTATCTTCGAGGGTCCGGGCTACGGCCTTGGAAAGGCGCCCCGCGAGGTCGTAGGCACGCACCGACTCCTCCGGATATCGCTCGACCACCGGGGCCGGCTGGTATTCGGCAAAGAGATCGATTGTGCCCGCGTCGCGGCGGCGCTTGGTCATCAGGCGGCCCTCTTGCCCTGCTGACGGGCCACCCAGGCCATGATCTGCGGCGCGAGCGCGTCAAACACCCGGTCGATCTGGCCCTCCGGCAACCGCGAAATGCGGGCGCTCACCGTCTCCCACAGTTCGAGCTGGCGCGGCGCCGGCATACGGTCGATGATGGCGATCGCCTCATCGACGCTGCCGGCCATGGGCGGTTCGGCCAACATCAGCCCGACGATCCGCTCCTGCCGCTCGGCCGTCTCGCCGGAGAGCTTGACCAGTTCGCTCATGGTGTTGGCGATCGGATGCGCCGAGATGCGCAGCCGCACCGGTTCCGAGATGCCCTTGGCCACCTTGAGCGACCGGCCGATCGAGTCTTCCGAGACGGCCAGCACCTTGGCGGCAGCCAGCGAAAAGCGCTCGACGAACGACCTATTCCGCAAATCTGCGGAATTGATCTTGCTCCGCCGGTCGCCGCCGCGCCGGTCGACGGCGTTGGCGGTCTCGTAGATCTCCTTCCAGGCGATCAGGTGGATTGCCCGGTCGAGCGCCGTCAGCTCGTAGCGCAGCATGTTCTCGCGGATTTCACGCAGCCGGATAGCCGCCTCGTCCGCGAATTCCGCGTTCTCGAAGACCTTGGCCTCGATCTCGTCGAGGCCGAGCAGCACCGCCGCCTCGATCCGATGACCGCCGGAGATCAGTCGATAGCCCTTCTCGGTCCGTACCACCTCGATCGGCGGCCATTGCGGCGCCCCGGCCTCGCGGGCCTCGTCGGCCAGTGCCTGCGCCCAGTCCCTGTTGATCGCGCGCAACCGCTTGCTGCGGTCGATGTCGGCGATCGTGATGCTGATGACCTGCATTTCCACCCTCTTCAAACACGGCTCGAACTGGCGTTCGGGAATGCCGCCCTGGGGCGGCAAGCCGGAGCGTCAGTTGGCGTCGTCGGATTCGTCGACCACGAACCAGTCTTCTGCGAGGAGGTCGGCTGCGCTCGGACACCAGCCGGTCATGGTGTGTTCGAGCGTGTCGCGCGCATCAAATCGCGGCAGACGCGTGACGGTGCCCGTATCGCCAGCCTCGAAAAATCGCAGCGGGATACCGCTGGTGCGATCGGCGAAGAAGTCGCCGTTGGCCTCGATGTAGTTGGGGTCCCAGGCAATGCTGCCCTTCACGAGGAAAATGCGCTCGTGATTGAAGTCTCCGTCGCGCGCGACGGCCCTGCCGGCCAACATCAGTTGCAGCGCGTCTCTGAAGTTCATTATGATCCCCCATCAGAACCGCCCTCAGGCGGCGAGGCCATCTGGCACTCGGGAAACCGGCCCTCGGGCCGGAAGCCGGAGGGTCAGGCGGGCCGTTCAACCTTGGCAATGGCGGAATTGACAGTGGCGAGGGTAAAGCGCTTGAGGTTGGCGCCTTCGGTATCGCCGTTGCTGGCGTCTACTCGAATGTAGTATTCGAGCACCGCCGCGTACTGCTTCGCGATCGGAAGAAGAAGGCTCTCACTATCCGTGGCCTGTCGCTCGGCTCGACCCTTCGGCCGCGGGTTGTATGGGTTCGGGTAGATCACCTTGACATCGTGCGTCGCCGCGTAGTGCGCGAACTCCGCCGGCGTGATCGTCCTCTTGTGGCTCGGTCGGACCATTTTCAGTCTCCTCACGCGGCCCGCTCGAAGGCGGTGCCTTGGAGCAGCAGGACTTGCAGGGCGTTGCTGGCGCGCTCGGCGGCCGCCTGGGCTGCCGCGTCGTAGCGACGCGACATCAGCCGCTCGTCCGCCGTGGGGAGGCGGCCCATGCGGGCAAGCGCGATGCGCAGGTCCATCGCCTCGGCGGCGGCCAGATAGGCGTCGCGCTGATAGCGGATGGCGAGGTCTTGGAGACCGGCGGGGTTGGTCATGGCCAGTCCCTCACGAAGAGCAACATGACGAACGCAACCAGGAAAATCCCGGCGGCGTCCTGGTGATCAACGAGCATGGCGATGCCGGCCAAGCCGAATATGGCTGCTCTCACGATCGCTCTCCTTCGCTTCCGCAGGCGAGCGCCTTGGCCGCCGGCAGGTCCCTCACGATGTCCGCGTCGTCGAATTCGGCCGCCTGCAGGAGGCGCACCAACTCGTCGTCGGTCGGGTCGGGGCGCCCCATGGTGCGAAGCGACTGCACGACGATGCCGATCACGCCGATCATCTGGGCTTGGGTCTCGGTGAGCGGCATGGTCAGCCTCCTGCCGCGATGCAGGCGGCGAGCGCCCAGCTCGCCATGCCGGCACTGAGCAGCCCGGTGGCGACCAGCGCGCAGAGATCGCCCGCCCATCGGGCCGCGACGTTGGCGAGGCTGTACCTGCGCAGCATGTCAGCGGTGATGTGGATTTCTGACGGGCGGGCCATCATGCGACCCTTGCGATGTCAGCGGTCGCTGCCACTTTTTGACTGGCCGACCCCTCAGGATTATGCGTATTGGTGAGTGTCCGGCGGCGACGAGTGTACATGCCGGGCAGCATCTCGCGGAGATCGACGCCAATCGCTTCGGCAACGGCGAGCGCGCCGCGGTAGCTGCCCCCATTAAGCCCTTGGCTGCAGGCGGCGGGGTAGAGCCCCGCCTCTTCGGCGATCCTGGCTAGGGTCAGTCCCTTGCGGGCTACCTCTGCGAGGATGGCCGGACGATCCCATCTGGTTTTGGGGTCAGGCATCGACTTCCACTCTCCTGGGCGGGCACCTTTCGTAGAGGTGGCTGCCTCGGTCTTACGTACTAAACTTTATGTCGTTAGATACGCATAAAAGTGAGGGAATGTCAACGGTACGGACCGGGTTATACCGCGTCAGAGTTCGTTACCCTTCAAATAGGGCGGTAATTCCAGCTACAATATTGGAGATACACCCTTTTTGCGGCTTTGATGGCATGCAACGGGACTCTGACCACGCGTCAGAGTTAGAGCAAAAATGGTCGATACCTTTAGTGAGCGGCTTCTTGCCGCAAAGGCTGCGAGGGGGAAAGTGTCGAACTATGCGCTGTCGAAACTGACAGGCATCGCCGACAATCTGCTGGGCAAGTACGACAAAGGAACGCTGCCCAATGTCGACTACGCCGCAGCGATAGCCGACGCCCTCGACATATCGCTGGAGTGGCTGATTTCCGGGAGAGGAGAAATGGACCGCCAACCCAGTTCATTGGCCCCGACACTGACCGGAGAGGCCATCCCGCCCGAGTTTGCCCTCATCCCATATCTTCAGGTCGAGGCGTCAGCCGGCGGAGGTGCGATCAACCACGGCGAGGAAACAGCACAAATGCTGGCCTTCCGAAACGAATGGCTGCATCGCAACGGCATTTCGCCGGTCCACGCTAAGGCTTTGACCGTTTTGGGCGATTCGATGGAACCGACGCTGAGTAGCGGCGATGTGATCCTCGTCGACACCAGAGTCGGCGATGTCGGCCAGCCCGGCATCTACGTCATCCGTGTCGACGACCGCCTGATGGTCAAGCGCATTCAGCCGAAATTCGGCGGGGCGCTGATCCTGATCCCGGAAAACCCGGTTTACTCGCAAGAGGAGATTCCCGCCGACAAGGCTGATCAGATGGCCGTCATCGGGCTCGTCCGCTGGTGTGGCAAGCTGATCTAGAGGGCATCGTACCCCTTTGACTCTTGGTCTGGATCGGAACATAATAGGAACATTCAATCCGTGGAGGTTCCTATGTCTTTGGTCGAAAAGCACATTGTTGTTCCTTACCGCTTCGCCACGAAGGGTAAGGATAAACGGCTTGTTCCTGGTGAGATGCGCCCGGCCTCCAGCGCCGAGGGCGCCCGGCGCGTCGCCGAGGCCATGTCGACCCGCTTCGCCGGCGTCGCCGCCTTTTCGGTCTACGTCGACCAGGATTCCGGCGACATGACCTCACCCGTCGAGTTGGCCCGGTTCGGCGAGGTGCCGGAGCTGGACACTTGACCAAACCCACACCTGCGCCGATCGTCTGCGTGTACTCGGGCGCGTCAGGTGGTATGGTCTTGCAATCTGACGATGTAATTTCCTGATGGGGGGGGAGATCATGGAGAGCGTTGGGGCGCTTGTTTTTATTATCATCTGTTCCGTGATTATTGGTGCAATTGCTAGCATTTTTGTTGGGCGCCCGTTTTCTAAGTGGTTTATGTATGGTCTTTTCCTGCTCCCGCTGGCTGCAATTCATCTTATTGTTGCTGGCGCAGGCGATGATACCGGGTCTCGCGCGCCTAAAATTGGTGCGTTTCTAATGTTTCTTCTGCTTTGTGGCGGCTCATACTATCTATACCAGGAATTTTCCGGATTTCAGACTGCAGACGTTGAGGCTGTTAAGCAGTCGATCAAAGCCGAGTTCGAAAAGCAGCCCGGCGTCACGGTGACGGATGTCTCAATGATCAGGGACGGCAACAGGCGACTGATCGGTGTGGCCAACGTCGCTGTCGCCGGCATCCAGGTCGCCAAATCCTGCGAGGCGACCATGGGCGATGGGCGGCAATACCTCTGGACATGCAAGTAGTATCGTCAGGATGTCGTCTCTGGCCTGGCGGATGGGCGAAAAGCGCATTGGGGAGTCCATTCAGCCGCGGTATAAAATGCATTTTACCACTTGCAGTATAGCGCCATTGGCACTATATTTTAGCTGTCAGCAGGGCAATGTAGCCCGCCAGAAGTGGAGACAAATATGATCCAGTCCAATTCCCTCGCCGCCGCGATCCCCTCGTACTGGACCGCAATCCGCATGACGCCTAAGGGGCTGCTCTGCAAGACGCTTTCCGGCCAGTATGTTGTTTTTGCTGGCGAGCATGCCATCCCGACGCGCTTGACCGCTTGATGCGCAGGGTCGCCGGCGTAAAAGCCGACGGCCTCGTCACACAAAGGGATGATTGATCATGCACAATAATCTTCCATCAAAGATGTTGGCCGCGATTGCCGTCGAACTTGACAGGCCCCATCGCACGCCAAACGAAATCATGTATTGCTCAGGCATTCTTTTTGCTATCGGTGAATACCACGACGCCATTTACTTACAGCGTCATGCCGAAAATATTAAATGGCTGATCGCACAACAGGAAACACCTGATATTATAAAGGAAGCGGCCAGCCGACAGGCGCACGTAACCGAAATCGTGGCTCTAGTCCTGGCCAAGATCATTGCTGAGGTCGGCGAGGACGAAATAGCAAAGGCCGAGGAGGGCAGGCTCCCATGACCCCCGCGGAATTCAAGGAGGCCAGGCGAGAGCTTGGCCTCTCACAGTCACAGCTCGGCCTCCTGCTCGATACATCTCCGCAGACCATCCGCAAATGGGAGACGGACGAGGAGCGCTCGACGGCTCGGAGCGTCAATCCAGTCGCGGCCCGTGCCATGCACTGGTTTTTGGCCGGTTTTAGGCCTCCGGAGTGGCCCAAGGGTAAGAGTGGTCAGCATGACGTATAAGGAGTTGGAGCACGTCACCATCCTTACGGGCTCGTCCAGGATGAGCAAACGGGACGAGGTGTCGGATCAAGTAATCAATCACGTGCGTGCGCGCCTTGCCGCCGGCTCGGATGTCGGGGCAGGATGGTCTGTCCACATGCGGCCCACCCACGTCGATCGCATTTGGGTCTACGATCTCCGCCATGATGGACACCACGCCGTCACCTGCTTTTTATGCGACAGTCCGGCCGATAGCGATGCGGTCTGGCTGATGGTCAGCAAGACCGGGAGCCTTCCGGGGGTACGTCTCCATCCGCCACAGCGGACGCCATGGCTCGCCGCCGTCCTGGTCGGCGGATCAGCGGTGATGGTTAACCCGGAGATTTTCGCCGATATCCTCCGTGAGGTCGGCGACCTCGAACGGATTGTAGCTTGGACGCTCCTCACGAAATGA